TTTCTCCATGAAACTAGCACAGCTATTCGAAGCTTCGGGCGAAGCCAAGAAATACATCGATAAAGACGGCAAGTCTATCCGCAGGTTACCGAAGAAAGACACGACCCCAGCAGTCCCAATCAAGGCAAAACAGACTAAATTCGAAGTCGGTCAGCGAGTAGAGTATACTGCTAGCGGTAAAGTCAGTAAGGCTGAAGGTATGGCCGGCAAGAACGTAGAAGGTATCGTCATTCAAGTTCATGCTGACGATGAACTGATTTCTGTTCTACCTGATTATCGAGCTAAGACTGACGCAGCGAACTTCAACATGGGGGCCGTTGTTCATATGACTGATGCTAAAATTCTGAAGACTAAATCAAAATCTGATTTAATTTCTGAGTTTAATACACCAAGTACTGATGATCTGTATGGTCATACTGGTTACGATAAGAGAATTAAGCGATTGAAAAGCGGTGAAAGAATAGATCCTGACTTTATTGGGTCTGTGTTTCGCTTTGCACATGAAAAGAATGGAAAGCTTTACTACATGGGCAGTAATGGTGAACGCGATCCAAATCCGATGGCAGAAGTTGTAGTCGTGGGAACTACCTACAAACAGAATCCTATGCATGGCACTTGGCATAAGGCTCAAACATTGGAACTTCGCTTCCACAATGGTTCGATCATTCCTGCTACTAGACTAAGTCCCACTCACATTATTGTACAGGACTACCGCTTCAAAGCGTACATGCCATCAGGCGTTGCAAAGTTCTGGAGCATTATTAGAGATCACAATAATCGCTAAAATGAAAATGGCCGCACGTGCGGCCATTTTCTTACTCTGGAGTTTTAGGTGATGGAGGTGGTGTGGAGTCTTGTGGCTTATATGCATCATTCGAAGCACCATATTTGGCCAGCACCAACTTGCTGAAGCCGTCGATCGACGCAACATAGCCGAGATAGATGGCGAACAAGTCCCAATTCAGCGTATTGTTCAAAGTCATTTGAACCATAATCCAAGTACCAACTACTCCGCCAACTAGTTGTAATACTTTTGTCGCACTGACCTTATTACCATCCCTAGTAATCATGTCAGTCCAGTTAAGATGTCCTTTGCGACTAGCGCGCCAGAAAGCTCCTGCAAAAAATAGTAGCAGCCCGCCGATAATCGCGCCATAAATGTTAAAAGTGATACCCATGATAGTTACCATTGAATTCATGTTCTGTGCTATGAAAGTATAGAGATGAATATATTTATCCTGGGCCAAATCCGGAGCAAAAGAAAGGAGTCCGAATACTCCCCTCTTTATTCGTTATCGGCGTACCACCAACCATCCTCGAAGTAGGCGTAAGCTTCACTACCTACTTCATATGGACAGTCATCAAGATAATTTGGGTGCCAGTCTAAACCTTCATTCCACCACTTCAATTGATCTTCATTCATCAATTCGCCGAGAGTTGCCATTTAAGCACCTATTAGTTTTTGTAGTTCCAAAAAGCCGCCGATTACTTTGTCATCTAACGTAATCTGCGGGGCAGACTTTGCAGTAGGAATCTTTGCTTTCAATTCCTGTGCAGTGATATATGTTACACCTTCGACTTTTTCTTGACCTACATCGACAATCACTTCATTGAATTGAGTGCCTTTCTTCTTAAGCAGGTCTTTTGCTTTATCGCATTGTGGGCAGTTCGGTTTGGAGTATACAGTAAAAGTCATTTTAAAATTCCGGCAGTTCGTCGTAGTTAATTTCGTTAGTCATAGAGCCGATCACGTAAGCAACGGACTCATTTTCTTGCAGTGCAGTTTGCTTCTTGTTGGTGTTCATGTGCTTGTTGAACCATGGGGCTGGGGTAGACTTGACACCTGCATCATACTTCAGACCGATTTCTTTCAGTCTGCCCTGTGCAGTCCAATCAACAAGTCCTACCATCACTCGCTCGTTCATACCAATAACGCTACCTTCTTTGAAGAGGTACTTGGCCCAGCTCTTCTCCTCGTCAATAACGGAGAGAAGCATATCCAAACATTCCTTCTTCGTCTCTTGCGCAACTTGCGCAAAGCGAGGATCATCCTTGACGAGAGTATTAAGGATGTATGAAGTCCAATCCACGTGAAGCATTTCATCGGAGAGAATCAGTGCAATCTCGTTACCGTTGCCGATGAAGATTTTGTTCTCTACCATTGCCAATGAAGTAGCAAAAGATACCGTAAAGCGAATAGCTTCCAAACCATAGGATGCAACCATCGCCAGCCAAATAGCTTTGATGTGCTCATGCTCGGTAACTTGCAGTGCGCGTTCGATATCAGTGGAGAGCTGGATCTTTTGCGTCTTCAGCTGCTTCAGCGTTTCCTTGCGGCAGTTCAGCTCGTGCAGATCCTCGTAGTAGTCGCCAATGGAACTAACCATCGACATGATCTCACTGTTGTCGTGGATCTTGTTGAACTCGTCCTTAGGAACGTTGTAAATGTTCCGGATGATGTGCGAGTAAGCACGCGAGTGGATCTGTTCAAACCAAGTCCATGTAGTGACCATGTTCTCAAGCTCAGGAATAGAAATTACTGGAGTGAAGATTTGAGCTGGAGCACGACCTTGAATGGAGTCCAAGGTTGTTTGACGCAGGAGGTTAGAAGTGAAGATGTGGCGGACTGCTTTACTTGCTTCTTTGAAGTCGATCTTGTCCTTAGTAAGGGTGATCTCTTCAGGAACCCAGAATGCGCCTCGTTGAGTTTCATCGAACTTGGCAATCTTGGGGTATGCGTAGTCGTCAAATCGTTGGGTAGTAACTTGACCGGCCGGGTCAAGGAACATTTGACGCTTGGAGTATTCGGGTACTTTGGTAAAATCTCGATTCATTTATTTGCTTCTTTCCATGTTAACCATTCTGGATCTAAAGTTGGATTCCAACCTTGTTTAATTCGTTTTGCTATGTTTCTAGTAGGAGAAATTCGAAGTTTGTTATTTTGGGTAAATTGTGGAAGTACATCTAGATTCTTACTGATCTCATCAGCTAACACCCAGCATCTTTTCACTTCATCATCACTTTTTACTTTAGACGAGTAAAACATATCTCGTCTAGGAATATCAGGTGCTAAGGACTTACCTAGTCTCAAACTTGGCTTTCCGTTAATGAACTTAGAAGTCGCCCCTATGTTAAGAACCTTTTCGTATGACCAAAAATATCCACCAGCAGTTCGTTTACCAGGAATTCTAATGCATGAGAAAATTGTTTGATGGTGTATGTCGAATTTCTCCGCTGCCTCTTTAACAGAATTACACGTACCAAGATATTCACCGGTCGCAGGTGAATAATAATGGGCAAGTTTCTTTGGCTTGTTCTTGAAAGAATCTTTTATTTTCTGTCTAGCTTCAGCAGACTGCTTTCTACCAAGCATAGGATGAGTATTATTCTTATGCCACTCTTTCATTCTTTTAGAATTATGAATGCTGAGTTTGCGCTTTATCCACCCATACATCTTGTTGTTTCGAGGAGCTGAAGGACTATCAACTGTCATCATAGCTACTGCGCGATATAATTTCCCATTATTAGGAAATAGCTTGCACAGGATTAAATGAGCAGTGTAGTGTTCTTCAGGAGTGAGAGACACCAAGTTTTCCAAATCATCTGTTCCACTAATGCATTTTGGAACAATATGGTGCCTCTCATAATATTCTCCTTCACTGATAGAACGAGACCTTCCTCGTTCTATCAATCTCTCATAATGATTCAGCCACTTACAAGACGCATGATTCGCAAAAATCTTCTCCATCATCTTCCATAGTAATGTTGTTATTACTATTTACTTGATGGTCATTCTGCGAAAGCATCTCTTTTGCTCCCTCCTTATCTGTCAACGCATAGTAATGGGACTTTAAGCCATATTTGTGTGCTCTCATCAAGTTACCAATTACCAGCGTGACAGGGATTTTACCTTCAGGGAACCACTTGGGCGAGTAGTATGTGTCAGACGAGATACCCTGGTCCACGTACACTTGCAGAACCGCGGTGGTCTTGATGTAGTCGATGCAGTCTTTCTGATCCCACAGAAGCTGATAGTGATTCTTCAGCTTGCGATACTCAGGAACGACTTGAGCGAATGCACCTGCTTTGGATTCCTTGATGATGATCAGCTGCTTGACGAGGTTAATACCGTTCGTCGAGTTGATAACCACCGAAGAAGATTCAACTGGAGCGATGGCCATCAGCGTTGCGTTGCGGATACCATACATCTTCAGCTTCGTACGTAGGCCTTCCCAATCCAAATCTTCCGACGGAGTGAAGTCAGTCAGTTCATTAACACCGGCAGCACGCATCTCCCATGGGAAGATACCTTGACCGTAGCGGGTCTGCGAAGACATCTCGCAAGGACCTTTCTCTTTCGCAAGCATCACGGACGCTTCGGTCAGATAGAATGCTTGGTGTTCCATCCAACGCTTGACTTCAGCCAATGCATCTGCTTCACCGTACTTCATCTTGCGCTTGGCATGCCAGTAAGCAAGATTGGTAATGCCGATACCCAGAGGTTCAAATTCTTTGTTGTGCAGTTCGCTGTGAATGGACAGGAAATCTTGGTACTGCAGAAGGTTGTGCAGTGCCCGATGCAATACCACTGCTGGACGTTTGATATCTTCTGGATTACGGAAGCAACCCCAGTTCAAACTACCTAACGTGCAAAGGGCAATACGACCTTCTGGGTCTTCCACCGTCTGGAATGGACGAGTGTGTTGCATGATCTCCGTGCAGAGATTTGTCATGTACACTGGGTGGATTTGCGGATTAAACGGACCTTGCTTTGCGACGTTGTCGACGTTCAAGACATAGTAACGACCGGTGTCAGAACGCTCTTTATTGAAGAGGTCTTTGACGTAGGTCTCAGCAGAAATCTGCTTAACCGTGATGTCCCTACGCTGCTCGTATTCTGCGTAGAGTTGCTCAAACAGATCGTAGTCGCGATAGTAAGCCTCGTACAAGTCTGGAACTTGATTCGGATCAAACAGAGAGATGACGCCTTGGTGGTAAAATCGCTTCCACATCAATGCGCTGACACCGACGCAGTAATCAAGATGGCGAACACGCGTCTCGTCAGTGCCTTGGTTGTTCTTTAGCACCAGAAGGTCTTCAACCTGTGCATGCCAGAATGGGAAGTTCGTAGTCGCAGATGCGTTACGAATACCGCCTTGTGAACACGAGCGAAGGTCTGCGAACCATTTCTTCAGGAACGGAACCATGTCGGTATGTTTTACTTCGCCGCCACGAATAGGTGCGCCAAGTGGACGAAGACGACCGATATCCAAACCAATGCCTGCTCGCTTAGCTGCGTAGTCAGCCATGATTTGGCCAGAAGCAAAAATCGACTTCAGGGTATCGTCACTCTTGATCAACACGCAAGACGAAAACTGTTTGGTTTTCGTTCCCAATCCTGCAAGAACAGGAGTAGCAAGCGTGAACAAACCATCTGATGCCGAGTTGTAGAAGTCACGAACCCAACGCAGACGATCTTTCTTCTCTGCATGGAATGCCGTAGCAGCAGCAACCGCATAACGAACTTGTGGGGTTTCTACAACGTAACCAGCTTTGGTGCGGTCTTGGACAAGATATTTCTCGATGAGTTGGTCAACTGCGGCGTAAGGAAGGTGCTCATCCTTATCATGATCAACAAATTTTTCAATTTGATCCCATTCTGCTTCAGTGTACCATTCTAGAAGTTCTTTGGTGTAGAAATTGTTGTCGATGTTCTTCTTAACAATGTCATACAAGCGCGGTGGGGTGTATGTACCGTAAACGTCTTTTCTTAGCATCGAGATTCGTTGCTTACCAGCTGCGTACTGGTAGTTGACGTTGCCGGTTTCCGGGTGTTCTTCTTCGTCGATGAGGTCAATCATTGCACGTAGTGCCATTTGATCGAGCTCGCGAGTTGGCATTCCATCATAAAAGTTCGCCTGTGCGGCGATCTCAATCATCGAAGTGGATACCCCATCAATGCCTTCGCAAACTTTTGCGATTTGGTTAGACCATTTTTCGAGTTCGAGTGGTACCCTTTCTCCATTACGCTTGATGACGTGAATTACTTGCGTCATGTGTGTTTTGCTCCAATTTAAAATGCTTTATGTTGCTACATAAAATTATAATATTTCACCCTAATTAAATTAACTTCAACCAGGGAAAATGATGGACTGCCCTAGGTAAAAAATCACCTAGAAGATAAAAATTACTTGAGAGATGCGAGAGTAAAGCTGGTTACTTCGTTAATTCTTCTCATCCAGCCATTAAGAAACATCTTTTGTGATGGATCACGCTGAACGATTGCATTGTAGAAGTCAGCCCTGTAGGAGGAAATTTTGGTAATCAAGTCTTTTTGATTGCCTTTAGCGATTGACTGCAGTGTGATTGGGCCAATCACACCATCTTCTGCGACATTAACCGCACGTTGAAGAAATTTATTAGCACGTCCAACGCCATGGTTAACGCACCCATCAAAATGAATCAACGCTAATGGATAAGGAAGTTGATCGCATTTACCTTTAATCCAGTAATTGGAGAAATACACCTGCATTGCCCCATCTAACGTCAATGCATTAACATTCACATCAACATTTGCTTTCTGTGCCACACCAAACTTGGTCTCGCCGCCCCTATCATTCGGGATGTTAACGTACCCGACTTTCTGACGCTGCTCTTTGGTAGAAATTCTACCAGCGATTACGTCAGGATCAGTCGAGTTAAAGAAACCGCCTACCTCATAAAGCATTGCATGATTGAAGGCCTGCACAAAGCCGTCTGGGTACTTCATCTTTATTCTCCTTTATTCTTGATGGGATATTTATTTCTATCCCGGAGAGAATTAATCAAATGAAGTACCCAATAAATCAACCTGTGATGTCGCCCACTACTTTGTTGGACAGATGCTTGTAAAGATCATGCGGACCAATCACGACAGATAACTGAAGTGTCTTGCCCACTCCTTGTCCTGGTCCAACAGGATGAACAAGGGCTTGTCCTTTATTGATCATTGGGTGAACAAGAGAAATGTCATCATTGTAGTCAATCACTTCAATGTCTAGCGTTCGCAAATTCATTTCGTCTGGAGCAAAGATGAACGCAATATGCTTGGAGCTAGAGCAGGATTGGACAGATACGGTATCTAGTTGATAGGTGTCGCGATCAGTTACAAGGATATGCCAGGTTGAAGGTACCCAAAATTCAGTACCGTTGACCCGCAGTTTCACTGCAGCACCAGTTGTTTCTTCCAAATAGGTGATTTGCTGGAGTAGAAAGTCAGTCAGTTGTGCATTGAAAATCCAATGATAGCGAATAGCAACCGGGCTGGTCAAGCTTTCAATGACGTATGATTTACCGAAATCGGCTAGAACTTGCATTATTCGGTTTCCTCATTAGTGTCCGACTTTGTTTCATAGTTGGCAGTGAAGCGAATCAGAGAATTGTTTCCAACGTCATTGAAGTAGACTCGCCGCAGATCATCAGTGCAGAGATTCTCATTAATTCGACCATGACTTTCAAAACTTGGACGATGATAACCCGCTTCCAATAGAATTCGTTCACCGTTTGGAGCAACCCATCCCGTAGGTTTGATCACGTCGAATGCATGACCACGTTTGGTCATGCCACGTTCTTTGGAAATGTTTGCGCGCTGAACATCATCCCACAACTTTTCCCATGGTAGGCCAAGAATGACTGCAGTGCCTTTTGCAAAGTAGACCAGGTCGATAAGTGCATCTGCTTGAGCGGCCAAATCTTGGGTCTCAATTGCTTCTTTGAACTCATCTAGTTCTTCTTGCATACATTCTGTGCGTTCTTTTAATTTACGCTTTGTTGCGTGAACTGGCACTCGACCTGAATCAATGAAGTTAAATTTTTGATGGAAGCTACGAACATCTTCCAGCTCTTTGTCGACGCGAAGATGCTCTCCCTCGTCTACATAATTAATTGTTGGGTCTTCTTTGTCTTGCATTGATTTCTCGTATGTATGGAGGATGTGATTTAGAAGTGCTTTGGCACTTTTCCTAACAATATATCCGTTAGGGTCTTCAATTTCTAGAGGATCCCACTCTACAATTCGATAGTTGTAGAGTAGAGCAATGTTTTCTTTCTCTTTCTTATTCATAAGAGCGCCTCGACATCAAGGGCGCCAATAAATGGTGGACAAAGCCAATAAATGTCCTTCCCATTATCTTGGGCGAATTGAATTTCACTTTTAGTGGAGTCGCCATAATAACCAGAACGGTTAAGAACAACGATGGCGTCGGAGGCAGCGATCTTTCGCTTGTGGGCAGCGTCTAAAGCGACTTTTGTTTCGTCGCTATACCAACATTTTACTCCATTTTTATCACTGGGATAAACTGAGAGTGAGAAGACTGTATGATTAGCAAGTGTCAGTTTCTCATTCCACACTTTAAATTCTTCTTCGAATTTAGCGCTACCGCATAATGTAATGATCATCATTTCACCTTTAAGGAAATTTTCTTGAGGACTGGGTATTGTGCTTCGAGATAGTATTTGTTTCTGTCTTTAGCGTGCTTCTTACTCCATTTCAGCTTGGAATAAATGTCAACAGCTTTCAGATTCTTTTTATCATCGGCCACACGAAGACCGCGGCCGATAGATTGGATGGCACGAATAAAGGATTTACCGGCATCGACCAGCACTAGACAAAATACTCGATCAATGCTAATACCAGTAGACGCAATGCCTGAAGATGCAATCACGATCAAATCGTCATGCTCTTCAAACATGTCGTAGTGTTCCTTGCGAAGGTCTTTTGGTGATTCACCGTAGAGGAAGACGGCGCCCTTAATAAGGGAAGCTAGTTTCTCCCCAAATGGGATTGAATTGACAAGCACTAGGGTGTTACCGTTTGTCGCACACTGACTAATGATGATATCAGCAATTTTCTCCATTCGAGAAGGCGACTTGGTAAGGAATGCTCGTTCAGACGCATAGTCTGGGAATTCCTCATCAACGTAAGTCTCGTCCAACTCTACTGGTTGAATTTCTACCTGCGCTAGATATCCATTATCCATCAGCCACTTAGCCGGAATTTCCTTCAATACCGGACCAATAGAACTAAACAAGCTCCATTTGTCTGCTTCACCAGTCGGCAAAGTACCAGTAACGCCGAATCTAAATGCAATGTTTTTGCCGTTCTCATTGATTAGTTTTTGAGCAACTGCGGCTTTAATGCCGTGTGCTTCATCCCAAATCAGCACGTCAAAGTTCTGCATGATTTCAGGGTTATACTGCAATGCTTGCCAAGTAGCCACTACGTGAGTGTGGTTAATGTTCTTGTCGGTGCCAGAATAAATGCCGACGTCCATCCCAAGCAAATCATACCAACTTGCGGTCTGATCAACTAGATCTGATGATGGAACAATGGTGATGATGCGATATCCCATCTCGCCATAGATGTGGCTAATCCCCGCGGTGATGGAAGTTTTACCTGCGCCGGTACCAGCAATAATGAATCCGCTTCCAGCCTCGACGGCTTCCATTACGCATTCGTGCTGATATGGACGCAGCTTGAAGATGACTCCAGGCTTAACCTCTACCAATCCCATAATATCACTGCCTTTTGCCTCGACGCAAATACCGTGATCGTCAAACGAAACTAGGGAGCCGGGAACTGTTGGGTGTCTTACAGCACGCCGATTGTCGGTCAACTCTACATCATATCCCCATTTTTCGACATAGGGGAGAATCTTGTCCAATAGTCTAACGTAGGTTTTGCCAGTGCGCTCGAAGAATCGAATCTTACCATCCCATTTCCCCAAACGAAATGCAGGCATCCAGCGATATCCATCTGCATAGACACCGAATTCTTTCCAAAGTGTTTCAATATGTTCAGGGCTAAGGCCGGAGAAATAGCACCAGACCTCATCCTTTACAGTGAGGTGACATTTTTTAGTCATAGGAAAATAAGGAAGGGTGATGCCTTACATCAAACGTTATCATCAAGGCACCACGTGATATGTTATTGTAATACCAACTCATTCAAAGCAAAACTGCCAACCTGGGAAGATCGGCAGTAATACTCACAGAATTGTTTCTTGAAGTTCAGACACACGAAGTTTGGTGATGTGACCTACCATCCACCCCATTGTCTTCAAGCCATCGTTTACTTCGTAAAGTTGATTCTTGATTAGTTGAACTTCAATGATAATTTGATTCAATTCAACAATTACTTTCTCACCAGCAATGTAAGCTTGGACGTCTCGAGTGCTAAGCTGTTTTGGATATCCCTCTACGTACTTTTTCCAAAGCCTTGCCGTCTCTTTCTCTTTGACATTTTGCAGCCATTCATCCAAAGCTTTCATATCCTGATAAGCTTTGCCGTAGTTTTGCTGGTAGTGAGGAAGAGTCCTTGCAATTTCTTCAAGCTTGCGACCTTCCAACTCAAAGATCACCGCTGAATCTTTTACCTTTTGTTCGTACTTTGGCAGGATTTCTAGAATTTGATCTAGCTTATCCATCTCTAAAGTTAAGATGAAACTCATGGTGTTCTCTTAATGATGAATTCTTGGGATTGAAAATCAAAATCAATTGCCGATTCGATTTGCAATCTCTTGTATGTTACTAAGTCAGCATAAATCCGCGGGTACATCTCAAGCAACACCCACTCGCCCTTGGGAGAATCTTCCAAGAAAAGAATATCTAAAGAACCAAGAGGGTGTGACTTGAAGATTACTGATTGCTTCTCGCCTCCATTAAGAAGGCTGAGAAGCTTTGCTCTAGCGCAATATGTGACCGAAGTTCGGTTACTCGACATCCTTGGCGTCGTCTGTAGGAGTAATTACCGAGCTGGCATAACCATCGAGCAGTTCCTTAACTCGCTTAGTCAGCTTGGACTGTGAGGTAAAGGCTTCTCGCTCTTGGTTAAAACCTGTTACGTTAGAAGCTACTCCTACAGGGAGTCTCTCTACCGAGTAGGACAGAACAAAACCGCCAGTTACCACTTCAATATTAAGATATTTCATTCGTCGTCCTTATCAGATTCCAACAGTTTAGTGAGTTCGTCATCTGCTTGCTCTTCAATAGTGCAAGCAGCTTTGGGATGTTTGAAGAGCTTTTGCACATCTTCATGGGTCATTTCGCTTGGCCTGAAGAAGAAAACTTCACCATCAATAGGCTCAGTTGTCATCATCCAACCTTGCTTCTTACCAGGAACGTCGGATTTGGTCACCACGCCCAGATTTTCAAGCAACTCTACCAGACCAGAAAATGGAGATAGACCGGTGGCGTACGGGATTTCTAATTCAATCTTAGAACCAGGTTTAGCAAATCGTGACTTATAAGTCTCGACGCGCATGCGAATACCAACAACGTCACTACCTTCTTTCAGCTTAAGCTTAGTTACCAGAGCGGTAATAGAAGGGAAGAATTTAACAGAGTTAGTCATTGCCCACTGACCATCGCCAGCCATGATGTCTTGTGGGTAAACGTGGTCAGTAAACACGACGGCCATTGGGAGCATTGCGATCTTACCGTGCAGCATTTTCAGCATGGCTTTACGACGTTTTGCCAGCTGACCTTGGTCGCCTTTAACCGTACCATCACGCTCGTAGTTTTCCATTTCAGTAGTCGACGCCAGCATTGCCAGGGAGTCAATTACGATTAGGACACGAGGTGCTTCGTAGTTGTTTGAACCATACGCTTTGATGTATGAGCTGAAGAATTCCGCCAACACTTGGTTAACGTCTTCAATCATTGTCACCTTAACGTAGGTCATGGAGTCTTCGTCAGTCTTAACGCCAATCTTTTGAAGGTAACCCACATCAAGAGCGTTTTCAGAATCTAACAGAAGAATGTGCCAGCCTTTTCGCTGGGCTTCGCGAATCGCTGAGGTTGCTAGGAAGGATTTACCTGAGCCAGATGGGCCTACACACGCGGTAGAACGGCCGATTGGAACAAATTTATTCCAATCACCAGTGAGCGAATAGTTCAACGCGTAATTGCCTGACGACAACCACTCATTAACTTCACGCACGCCAATTGCAACAGTTTCAATCTTCTTCGCAGCTTTATGGAAATCTTTTAGAAATGCAAGTGTCATATGTTTCTCTGAAACTAGGAAGGAAAGTGGGAGTAGCAGAATAGCTACTCCCGAAGTTCAAAGCTTATTAGCCTTGTTGAGCGCGAGCTCGTGCACGCAGTGCTTCGAGCACTGAAGATTTGCTACCAGTTTCTGCAGGTGCTTCAGCTGCAGGCGCATCTTCAACTTCAGTCTTTGGAGATTGCTTCGGTGCAGCAGTTTGTTTTGCGACTGGTGCAGGGCCACTGTCACCATCATTATCGCTATCTTTGAAAGCTTGACCGGTTTGATCAGCGATCAGCATAGCTTCGATGGTTGCGCGATCAACATACTTCGTGCGGTAATCCTTCAGCGAATACAGAGTCATTGCTTCGATGACATCGTCATCCAGATCAGATTGCTTCGGCGCGAAGCTCGAGGTACCATAGTCAGCGAACTGGCCAGATTTCGTCTTCTTGATACGGAAGTTATAACCACCTTTCAGTTCGAACGGTGCATCTTCCAGATCGCCCGACTGGAAAGCCGATTGGATTTGTTTGAAGATCTTCGGACCAAACTCGATCAGTTTGACCAGAGCATTTTGATCGTGATCAATCGGCGATTCAACAACGATAACTTGACCAATGTACGACTTCTTGCGGTAGTACTTCTTGCCGAGTTCTTCGTTCTTCTCATCGTAATACTTACGCGAGAGATCGCAAACAGGACAGTGTTCGCCGTGCATAGAGAGGCAAGGAACCTTCTTGCGTTCGCCGTTAATAGTCAGTTCGTGTTGGAGATTTTCGACGAGGAAGCCCAGGGAATTGGACTCGTCAAGGTCAGGCAGGAAACGAACAACTGCAATCGAGTCGTCCGGCATTTTCCAGAATGGGTAGAACAGCTTCCACGATTGGTCGCCACCACCGCTACCTGCTGCTTTTTGCGAGAATGCGTTTTTCAGTGCGTCGAGATTAAACTTAGCCATTTGTAAAACTCCTAAAGTGTATAAACGTACAAAAATGAAACAGTCGAAAGTTGTACGAATTGCTCCGTACGAGACTATTTATAAGGGACTTACAACAGATGTCGATCAGAGTGATCGAAAGCAGCGGGAGGGAAAAGAGAAGCAACTCAATGTAGAGTTGATGGAGTAATTATACTCCAATATGTTAGTTGGAAAAAACTAACGGTAGGTTTGAATTAAAACCATATTGCTTTGCTACTAGAGGATATTATAAAATATCCTCTTATTTGGAAAAACTAATTTGTTGGAGATGCAAATAGTGGAATCACGCTACCTCGTACTCGTTCTGGAATAGTTCGGTATGAGATGTAGTATGCTCCTTCGCTTGGAGAATACCATGAGCGCAGAGTCCATCCTTCAGGAACATCAAATTCAATCGGGGGATTCATGGGCTCAAATTTGAATTTGCTTTCCATAATCAGAAAAATCCCACAAGGAATTTGCCTACCGTCACCAACCCGACAATTAGTAAACCGACCAAACCAATTAGTAACGCATAACCGAGAATTCTATTATTGCGCTCGCCAATTCGTTCTTCTTCAGTAGGCGGACGAGACAACTTCTCAAAAAAGCCACGTGTTTTCAAAGTGAATGGATTAATCATTTTTAAGTCCTTAAATCATTGAGTTGGCAAGTTCTGATGGATTAATTAGCCAATTCTTCTCCAACTCGGCAAACATTTCATCAATGGTCATAGTTTTCTCCACTTTACGAACGTCTTCTACAAGAAACCATTCGTCAAATGCCGAGTCCTTTTCAGACCCACTGTACTTGCCTGCCCACACTGCGCCATTTTTCCATCGCTTAACAATGAGCGCGTCTGCCGGCGGTCGTTGATCTTTCGTCTTAGTCCACATTTAAAATCCTGCTCTATAAGCAGCTTCCAAGTCTTTCTTAAGCTGCATGTTCTCTACAATTAGGTCTTCACGGCTTTTACCCACATATTCGCGCATCATGATTTCAACGAGAGGATGCTTGATCCCAAAATCTTCTGGACGAATACCATAGCTCTTCAAATAATTATATGTTTGCTGAGGATGATCATAATCAAGAGAATCTCTATTGTACATCATGCCACGTTCAGTTGGTTTCCACCAAACACTACAGGTGAGCGTACCATCTACTACTGTTGGTTTATCGTTGCCCATAATCACTCACATGTAAGTCACAATTTTACCGCCATTTAAATCATCGATGGTAACTTGCACAACAATTTTGATTTTAGTGTACTCATCCATTCGAAACTTATAACCAGCTTCCCACTCAACTGCTTCCCGCGTGGGAGGACCAGCGTACGCATCGGGATAAGTCCAAGGCGACGTCGGTTGATAAGGGTTATGGGTGAAGTCATTTAGAAAATAGGGGTCTTTTGACGCATCGTAGTAAGGAGACTGTGACCGTTCATACCATTCTTTAGATGCCTTTTCATCCTTTGTAGCTGCATCAAAACCTTGCTTCCACTCTTTGCTTTTCGGAGGCGGAGGAAGTGGCATCCAATGAGTGACCTCATCCTGTTCAAACCATCCACCTATACAGTCAAACGACCTATTCCCTGCGTCCCATTTGGCAGACCACACATTTGGATGATCTGAGGGGTCGAACACCACTACTAGCATCCCATCTTCATCAGGGTAGCCATCTTTAACGTCGACCCAATTCATAGCACTTTCTCTTTCAATGCTTTAAGTGCAGCCTTTGGCAGATATTTTTGGGCGACTTTTTGCCACCCTGCAATTTTAGTCATGCCACGGATCATAGAGCTACTCACTGCGACGAGCTCCGGCGGCGGCATCACAAAGACAGTGGACACATCTGGTTCGATGCCATCATTCACCATTTGCTGCCCGTGTTCATACTCAAAGTCCACAACATTGCGCAGCCCGCGGAAGATAACGCTGGCGCCCAAACTAAGTCGGGCGTACTGGGCCGTGAACACGTCATGCGGGCATTTGTGAATGCTAATACCTGTCAAACCAAGTTGCTCATTGATACTATCGACGACGATGTCGTAGCGTTCTTCGAAATCAAACATGTACTTCTTGTCAGGATTGTTTGCAACAAGTATGATAACTTGATCAACGACGCGTTGGGCTTCCTTAATTACGTGGATATGGCCCAACGTGATAGGATCAAACGAACCGGTAACTACACCAATAGTCATGACTTTGCTCCATTTTCAAGTTCAGCAAGTTTAGCTTTGAGCCTATTAATTTCAGCCTTTCGCTCTTTTTCTTCTTCTTCTGCCTTCTTCCTCTTTACGAAATCTTTCAGATGCTTTTCCATATCTTCCTTGGATCGCAGCAAGACGGCGAATGGTATTTTTAATCCGTATTCACGAATACTCGAGCTTGAGCGAGTAGTGTAACCGCTGACGTTTGATGCTCCCAAGCTTTCATCGAAGTAATCACTATCTACATCATAGTAGTCTGGTTCGCTCCATGTGCTAGTCTGAGTATAGATCAGTTCTACTTCTAGCATTCCTTCAGTTCTCATTGGCCGAAAAATAACCGTGTAAGGTTCTGTGGGAATGCGAACGTCGTTTAAGCCTTGAGCATGCTTCTTGTACAGCTCTAAGTACGCAACAACTAAGTTGGTAAGACTTTGAGCGGCATTTGACGCTGAAACAATGTCACCTTCGGTGCGTAAGATCATCTGTAGTTCTCCGACAAACTGCCATCTTCATTAAAAATTCCTGCCTTAACAGCGATGTAGAAGCAGATGGCTCCTCTAATTTTGGATGCGCATTCAGTAGGAGTAGCAGAGGTAGTGTCGATGGTTCGATACGCCAGCTTTTGTTTTTCTTCTTCGGGCATTTGCGCATTCATTACCATCAGAATGTGATCTCTACTTTTGTTATCCCGTGCAATAACACGATTCACTCTAGTTTCCAAATCGGCAGTGATATGGAAGGTAATGTCGAATTCGTCTTCCATTCGTGCTTCAAAAAGCAGAGGAAATTCTACAAAGACAAGTTCACCAGTTCCTTGCAGAGCTTTGCCCAACTTCAAACCCACTTTTAGTGCTGATTGTAAATTCAACTCATTTCGAAGCGTAGCATCTGCAAACACCAGCTTGCTGATGGCTTTGCGATCAGTGGTGTTGAATTTTGCTTGAAGCCAATTCAGCCAGCTTTCCTCCTGGTAAAGTTCATCGACGAACTTGTCCATTGAGTAAAATGCGCTCTTCGGAAATAGCTTCTTCAGCTCTTCAACTACAGTTGATTTGCCCGAGCCCATACCACCAGTGATCGCAATTCTCATTATTTTTCTCCGAACTGTTTCTTCAATCTAGCATATTCTGCCTTGTCGAGTTCAGCTCTCATTTCAGCGTATTGGGCTTCTTGTGCCATACGCTTTGAATACTCTTCGTCTGTCTCTTCGCGTTTTACGAAGATGCGCGCATAAGCATAACGCGTATCAGTGTATGAATAAGATTCGCACTCGGCGTCAATATCAAGCCGTGCGTCCTTACCATATTCTTTAATGAGCTGTTTTACTTCTTTCAGAGTTTCGTCGAGCGTTCCCTTCAAGGCGTACTTGACATCATCTCTTGCAACCACTTCGATAATTTTCTTTGTCATTCGTCTTCCTCAAACATATTGACTTCGAATTCATTTGCGGGCGCCCGGTTAGCACCTAGAATAAAGCAGCGATAAAGATCACGTCTATTTTCATAAACGAAGTTTTCGACCTGCTTAACGAAATCTACTCTACACCGAAGTGTGATATAAACATTTACATCGTATGAATTGTAAGTACAGTCATAATACTTCTTATCGGCTTCCTCTGAAACTTCAATCTCATCTACTGAAACAAATTTACTATTCAGATATGGAGTCTTAGAAAAGATAGAGTCGACAAAATTTTCAGCGGCCAAATTTAGAAACTGACCAGATGCAAATTCGAGAAGTCCATTGTTAGAATCAGGCCATGTATGAAAGCCAAATTCTAAAACAAATTTTTTATAGCCCATCATTTCCAAGATTGTATCTTGGACATCGCCAGCTTCAACTTCTTCCACATACTTGTGGCCATTCTTCAAATGTACTTCCAATTCAGTAGGAGATAGCTGGCGAACTAATTGGATGGGATCTGTTGGAATGGACGAACTTACGATGAAATTACCTTTAGACTTTCGAATAACAATCGGATCATCGATCATTTCGTTCTGCCATCCTATAATCAATTGCCCGAGTGCCCGGCATTTCATTCATTCTTTTAGCCAATTTATGCGCATATTCTAGCCGTTGCTCAAAGCACGCAAAGTCGCCAGAAATTTCCAAAGCAACGTCATGGGCAAAGTCGTCAGATTGCAACACGACTTTCCTACTGCCTTCTACTTTCCATACTTGAACATGCCAAGGCCCACGATCGTCTTCTACCATGTCATGATTATCACACATCTTTCCACTCCTGAATGCAGGGCCCCAAATACAGTGGGACAAAATCTGTCAAGTCTAAACCATAAGCGTACTTAGGTTGAACCCAATGTCGTCCCAAATACACTGCTATTTCTTGAGGGCAGTTTGGCTGGGGTTCAATGAAGAGCGGCCAAATCTGCGCACCATGCTTCTTAATCTCGATAGAGAATGCTGCACGGGTTTCATGCAGATATTCTCCAGGTTTAAGCTCAAGACGGTAGCCGATGGGGATCGAAATCTTTTTTTGTTGGACTGCTCGTTAACGTACTGATTCCATTTCACAAGAGCACGAGCCATAACATCGGGCAGATACTCGTTGTATTCTGCGGATGCGGTGTTGAGGACTACCACTTCATCGCACTCACTGCCAAGCAGAGCGGATTCCATACGGAAGTATTGCGTAGTCGACGCGGTGAAAGGAATGCTCTTATCGGGACGAGTAGATTGCCGATCAACGATGGTGCGCAGAGGAGTTTGGAACTCAACGGCCACAATATGGAAACCAAACTGTCCCGCGGTTCGCGCATTCCGCAGATCATTCACCCAACGCAAACGCGATTTACGAGTGACATTGGTGTTGTCCACAATCACCACATCATTGTTGTTGCGAGTATAAATCCATTCCTCGCTGACAAAGTTATTGAAGTCTGCGCCTGCCTTATTGCAGAAATCGAAGGCTTCGCTATAGAACTTAACCATCTCTTCGCGCTCAGTCGGCAGATTCAGCTTCATGAAGCGAAGCTGAGGACGACCGCACATGATGCTATTCTCGAAGCCGTTCAATGCGTAGTAGGCAAGCCGGCAGGTGTCCAGGGAGAACACGCCGACGTCTTGTCCCGCATGATCCTTCTTCAGTTGTTCGATGTATGTGGATTTACCAGAGCCCGAAGGGCCAATCAACAGGTATGCAACTTTATTCATTTCATGTTCTCCAATTCTTGAACGAGATAATTGGCATCGACGAACTCAATGGTCTCTGTTTGCCAATCATCCCTCTGTGCGTCGTAGTCTTGCGATGGGCTGCAGACGTCAATAGAGCGCGTGGAGCGCTTGACAGCGTCGATTAGAGCATCAATTGTGATCATTGACATTCGACCAACTCCCATTCTTTCATCCACTCGTCGACCTTTGCCAGTTTCTCGGCTTGATCGTCACTGATGCGGCCGTGCTGATCACTCAGCAGCATGTCCAACCAGGCACGATGACCAGACTCACCCATGCGCTGTACAATGGCGGTCTTCAATGCCCGACGCTTGTCTTTGTTTTTCAGATCAAAGGGCACGTGATATTCGATCATCATAGCGATGTTTGCGACATCTTGCAGATCAAATTTCAACAGCTCTTTGACTTGATCCATATTCTGCAGAGCGTAGTCGACCCAGATACGAGCAGAGATTTGCTCGTGACCATGGTAAGCGCGATAGTTACCCCGCGCTTCACTGTATTTTTGGATTTCAGAAGGAGCCTTGCCAACATCGTGGAAGAGGCAACCAACACGGGTCAGCATTTGCTGACGATCACTACGTTTGTTCGCCAGATTTTCCATGTACCAGCGATCCAGCATTTCAGTATGGACACCAACGTTGGCTTCACGGTGCCACGGCGAGTTCTCAACAGTGTTCACCATTGCTTCCCACAGAGCGGTCTGTTTGAAGTTGGCGGCGAAAGTTTCAAACCTCCGCATCGCTTCAGTCTTTTGCATTTTATTCTCCTTAAAACCGTTCGAAGTAACCATCAAGGCTGTTGCTGTAAAATGAAGTCAGAACAGTCTTCATGTCTTCGTCGGGAGAAATCACATCAGTGATTTCATTGATCTTTGCAATCTTTATTGAAACAAGATGTTGGATCATATTACGATAGCCGTCTTCATCCGTAATAAATCTACATGCGTGATCATCGCCTTCTCGACCGGCATTTTGAGTGATCATGATAGGCTTGCCATCAAACCATACGGTGCAAAGCCGCCAGATTCTACGGCAGTCAAAATCGAAATCTTTCAAACAACGAATTTTGATTTTTGGACTGGTCATGTCTTGCAGGTCCCAGCTTTCTATCATAGCTTCAGGAATAAAATCGTAGTAGCATCCGACCAATATACCCAAAGAAAGATATTGTTCAGTTGTTCGGCTATAAAGTTCGTTTGCAGTAGTCATAGTGTATTGTAGTTCGTTTGAGTGTGTTAAGAAACTTTGACCTGATCTTCACCAACTAGTTTACCAGTGATCCTACGTACTAAAACTTCTTGCTGAGAGTAGGCTTCAAGCTCCCATGGTCTATCTACATAAAGAATGCCGTCAGTCGGATGCTCTACACCTTTCCAGTAGAAGACGTCCTTCTCTCCATGTTTAATCACCTTAAGTTTACCGAGAAGAAGTTGCTTGACATGAACCATCTCGTGTGCAAGAGTGGACATTAACTCATCAAAGTTAAGTTTTGAATCTAATCCAATACCGACAAATCCATCCATCATTCCCGAGACACCATGAAATCCCCGATCTTTTAGAAGATCGGGTTTGATGTAGATGAATAGTTCGTTTTTAAACCTTTCAATTTTCAATTCCTTAGCAAGCATTTGAGCAAAGCCAAAGATGAATTTCTGCTTG